GGTAGCGGGTACCTTCATGCTCATCAAATAGCGACCAGTTACAGCAGTCGTGCCAGTAATGCGGAATTGTAAGTCTAAACCGACACTAGAGCTATAACCTGTCAATGCTGCTCTAGCTGTTTCAAGGCTGGCGTTGTCTGTAAATGCTGTCCAGCTTCCTGTGTTAGCAGTACCCCAGTTAGTCATTCTAAATTCAACTGTTGTTCCTGCTGGGATTGGGTTAGTGCCAGAGCCTAGATTGTAGTTAAAGTCAAACGCTGTGCCAGTAAAATTAGTAATGCCTTTAAGTGCAAACACCGATTTAATAATGACTGAATCGCCAATAGCAGGGTAGTAGATACGACCTAGGTTATCTAAAAATGTACCACCACCAAAGGTGTACATATCAAATGAGCTTTGTGCGCTAAAGCCACCAACATAAACCGACCCTGTGCTTTTGGCTGTGTTGGACAAAACAACGATAGGTTGCACATCGACCAAGTTTGGAATAATTGAAGCTGTTGCAGTTGTCTGAAATAGACGATGTGGTCCAGCAACTATGTCCATTTCTACGCCGCTTTTTGCCGCTCCACCAGTACCCGTTGCTGTACTTGTAATTGAATCAATTAACAACATACGGAATAAACCACCGCTATTGGAAACAGATGTACCAAACAAATAGCTTTGAGCAGCTGCAACTATACGAGGGTTTGTAACAGATATAAATGCAACAACGCTGTTTAATCCAGCATCTTGAACAATACCAGTTGTTTGTAACGAACCTGCAATAGCTGAGTATCCCTTGTTATGACACACAACGCTTTCACAAGATGAATCAATGTTGATTAAAGGACCTCTTGAAACAATACCGCCACCCCAAACTTGCAATCCTCTAAATGTGCTGTTTACTGTGCCTTGTATTACTGAAAATGTATAGCTGTCAGTAGAGCTAGTGCTATTACCGTTAGGCAAAGATGCAATAAAAATGTTCTTTACATCAATGTTGGTAGTAGCGGATATATTAAAACCACCGCCAGCCATATAAAGCCCATCTACAGGAGTGGCAGATTTAACAGTCACAAAGTTAAAGCTACGAAATGCAACTGAACCCGCTGCCCCATTTCGACCCCATTGCCTAGAGCGTAAATTACTGATTACTTGAGCGTTTTGGATGTTAAGGCAGTTATAAGTCGTTCCGCTAGTGTTGCCACAATAGTTAGCATTAGCATGAATACTTGAAATACTACCGCTACCAAGCATGGAGTTAAGAGTAACTGTAGCGGAGATTGCTGTAGGGGCTTGCCAGTTAGAACCTAATACGCTTAATGTATCTAAATCATAAGTACCAGCAGAGCTAGTAATGTTTGTTACATAACAACCAAAGTTTTTAAGTACTAAATTTGCGTAGTTATTAAATTCATTTCTAAACCGCATACCTGTACTGCAAACTTGCAAGTCAATCGTGCCAGACGGGTTACAGCTAAAACCAGCGTTATTAATTGTAGTGTTGGGCGAGGGAATCCAATAGACTAATGTACCAATTGGAAAACTAGCTTGCGCCGTTGTGCCGTACTGACCTCTTAATTGTGAGGCTGAATTAACGACTGCACCAGTACGGGTTAAAAAGTGGATACGCTCAATCGTTGAGCCACTAACCAAAAGGAAAGAACCAATCGCTTGGTTGATGTTGATAGCACCGTTGGTTGTTGGTCCAATTTGTGCCGCTAATGTAAAGTTCTGCGCTCCTGTGCCTGTGATGGTTGTAGCAAGCGTAGTCGATTGCAGGGCAGAGTTAAAGTGGATATTCGGAATTCGAACCCTTGCGCCTGTAGGTATCTTTGTGCCGTTAGTTCCATTACCCATTCGCACTTGAGTAGTCAATGGATTAAAGAACAAGACTTTACCAACTTCACTACTACCTACTTGTGCTGAATTGATTAACGAACCGTTGCGGATGATGTAGGTTGCGCCAGCCGAAACAACACCGCCTGTGTAGGTTGTTCCATCCAACTCTTGAATAGTCATAGATGTAGTAGAAGCAACAGCACTAATAACAAAATCTCTAGCGATAGATGGTAACTTGAATGGTAGTCCAATGTTTGCACTAACAAAGTTTGTACCTGTTCCTGTTACTGCACCACCAGCCGTTACCGCTACCGTTCCTGTAGTAGCGTTTGGCGCATTAAAAGCGTAGGTATTGACTGTGCCACCAGTTACATCTTCTGGAATAGCTTGCCATACTTCCCAGACATTAGTGCCATTGCCTGTTTCTACTTGAATCATTGAGGGATAGTCAATAGACCGACCGCCAACGCTGTTAGAACTAAACAATACTTGATTGTCTGTGCCAGTAGAAGTGCCGACAGTAATCCAGTCACCTCTGACTTGTAGAACACCGTTCTGCTGGACAGTAAAACCACCATTATTTAAAGCAGCACTACTTAAACCATTCTGCATATAAAACTCTTGCACATGAGGTACTGTAGTGCTAGTGTTACTAACCTCAATACGACCTGTACCAAGCGCTTGAATCAGTCTTGGTCTGATTGACCATTGGCTATTAACTGTGAGCGTTACACCATCTAAGACATTGATAATGTCATCTTCAGCGTAAGTAACCGCTGTAAGGTTTCTTGAGGTTGTTACATCAATTGTTGCCATACTACTCGCCAGCCTTCATGCCGATAATCTTTCCGTTTTTATCCCTTACAAGGGTTTTGGGAGAGTTCATTGCTTGCGCTAAATTAGCCTGGTTAGTTTGTAATTGGTTAATCATTTGCCCTAATCCAGATACGGCATCAGCCATACTGTCTTTGCCCTGCCGTTCTTCTAGCATTACGCGAGTCTTTTCTAACTCATCAATTAACTGCTGTCTTTCTTTTAATGCTAACTCGCTACGCTTATTGGCTGCATCTGTAACAATTTGAGCCTGTTGCAGTTGTAGCTGAATCATGCTCTTTTCTCTATCAAGTTCTACTCTAGACTGTTGAATAGCTATGTCAGCTATTGCTTTTTCTCTAGCAGATTGTAGCTTTATTTCCTCAAGCTGAGATTTAGTTGCGTCTGATTGCGCTTTAGCCTCAATCTTCATTTGCTCTACTTGTGCATAGACTTGTGCTGCTTGCATTTCCATCGGCATTTGTTGTTGCTGTGGCTGCGATAGCTGTGCATCAAGTTCTGGTGGGATTTCTTTGAAGAACTCGGCTGAGTCTTTGAATCCTGCTGCCTCGATGAATCTTCCTAATGTATTGCGATACTGCCCCACAGACACTAACGGATTAGCAAAGCCTTGTGATGACAAGATTTGCTCTTGTTTCTGTAGAACCATTGCTGCCATTGCCATCTGCTGATCTTTGTTACCTGTTCCTAGACCTACATTGGTCATCAAATCGTAGTTGTTGCTCCACTCTCTAGGGTCAATCGAGATGTATTTGCCACGCAAACGAATAACCCTTGGCTTGTCTTGATATTTGAGGAGAAGGTGAAAAATGCCATTAAATAGATCTTTTACCCCTGTTTCAGCAAAGATACGAGCAATCATCTCAATACGACCTGCGTTGGTCTGTTGCATTGCAGCAATAGCCGTAGCTGTTGTGTTCTGCAAAATGCTAGGATCTAACACTTGACCAGCTTGCGCGACTCCAGACCGCTTCTGCATTACCGAGTCTAAATATTCTAGCATTGGGAATGACTGTGCTGCTGTAGGAGGAACTGTCAATGGCTGAACTGCGCCTTGAGACTTCATCCGCACCACTCCATTTGGAGCTACTGTCAGCAAGTCATCCATGTTTACCTGACCATCTAATGCTGTCATGCGAGGCATATTGGTCAAGTAGAGATTATCTAGGATCTGTCTTGTGATCGTGGACTTAATCAACTGAATGTCCATTGATCGGTCTGCCAAGCTCTGTCCAAAGAACTTGTGTGGCATTGGGATCGGACAAACACTAGCAAAAGGAATGTGATCGAACTCCTCGTTGTCAATGATCTGATCGCCTGCATAAGTTACTTTACGCAACTCAGCGACACCATCACCATCAAAGTCTGTACGAATGTAGCACTCAAACACTTCTACATCTTGCATTGAGAAGTCTAGTGTTTGTGTCTCATCTGGCATCTCGCCCTGACTGAAACGAGACACTCTCTCAGGTGTATATGTGAGATCGTTGTACGCTGGCATCTTGTCTACTACATCTTTTGGATAACCAGCAGCTACTAAATCTGAACGAGTCATTAATGTTCTGTGTGCTACGAAACGAGCATCTTTTAGGTTTTTGTCTCGCTTGGCAATTAAGAACTCCTCTGGAGGTACATTCTCAATCCGAACACGACCCACATCTTTTTTCTTCTTAACCACAACATTGTAAGAAAGGATTGGCATACCCATTGGGTCAATGCCTACTTCTTCTGTCTCTTGGCTTACGAGTTCCATAGAACCATCAGAAAACAAGAGTGTTAATTCTTCTGCGTTTAATCCTTCGTACTTTTCTTTAGTGGTGTCCTCTGCTTCTTCCCACCAGTATTTGACAATACCATTCTTTTGTAGAAGTGCATCCTTGAACCAATCGTGCATCAGGATCACACCAGGATTGTCCTCAAAGAATACGAGGTTGCATAGTTCGGTAGCTTGTTTAGCACCTTCCTCGTCTCCTGGCATCCTAGGATCAAAGCGAACTAACTCGTCTGAGGCTGTAAAGATACGCAGTAATTGTGGCAATGCACCATCTACGACCTCGGCTACTTCGCCTGTAACGATCTGGCTGCGACCTTCTACCTCGTTCCCATAAGGATAACGATTGTAGTAATTGATCGCCTTTGTGCGTTGCTCGATAGTCTCTGTCTCTACATAACCGATAGCATCATCGATCTCTGCTTCGACAATGACTTTTAGTTTCTGTTCATCCATTTATTCGTTTCCTAGCAATCTCAAAATATGCTTCGTCTTTTTCTATGCCGATAAAGTTTCTGTTCAAATTCTTACAGGCTACGCCAGTAGTTCCGCTACCCATAAATGGGTCTAAAACAGTTGTTGCATTTGGAAAATAAGATAAACACCATTCCATTAAATTTAATGGTTTTGTTGTTGGATGAAATTTCTCAAATGCTACAACTCTTTGTTTAAACATCTTAGCAGGAGATTGTTTGCTTACCCATGCCATTTCTACCATTGCAGAACTAAACTTTTCTGGTTGAACTTTATCCCAAATGTAGAAACACCTACTAGGAGGCAAATGCTCTGTAAAGTAATTGCCACCCCAAATAATCTGATTATGACTGATTCTAAAAATCTCATCAAAATATTCTTTTGTTGGAATAAAGTTATCCCACTCTTTTTTCTCAAACTTTTGCCTAAATGGATTCTTTGCAATGCCAATTCCATAGGGAGGATCAGTAAGAACCAAATCTATGCTCTTATTTGGCATATTCTTCATAAATTCTAGGCAATCGCCTAAGTGCAGTTCTACACGATCCATGAAGTTTTTACCGCAATTGGTTGCGACCAAGTAGTTGTTTGTTCCATTCCTAAAGCAAGATACCTAAAGGCATCGCTTCCATGTGATGCCCAATCGTGCAGAGGCTTATCGTAAAACACATTCCTCTTTTCGTCATACTCTCGCCTATAGTTTCTAAGGCAATCTAATCCTTGTTTAACCTGTGGCATATTGAACCAACAAGTCGGCAACATCCTTCTGACTGCTTGGATGCCATCATCTACAGAAAGTCTTGGCAGAACCCGAACATCTAATCCAGCTTCTCTCAACACTTCCAATCTACTCTTACCTGTACCTAACTCTCTTACCTCTACATCATGCGGTAGGAGTTGCTCTGCTTTATGCCAGTTGTTCTCTTTTAGCCAATTGACATACCAATCGAGTCCTTGACCATGATTCTCTACATAATCTAAGAGTCTTACTTCTTGTCCTGTTGCTTGTGCCACCCACAACGCTGTGCTATCAC